CCGCATCAGCCGCCTCGCGCGCTGCCGCTGCCGCAGCTCTTGTGCAAGCCACCGCCACCGGCACACTGGCAGGGGTTATCGGCACCGCCACCGCCGCTATTCGTGCCTTTGTGGTGGCGAACCCATTTTTGCTCGTGGCAGCGGCAATCGGCACGGCCACCTATGCCGCAACCAGGTTGTTTGAGGAATCTATCAACGGTTTTGCAAACTTCCAGCGCAAAATCAAGGAAATGTCGGCAAGCGATTTGTCTCAAAAACGCGCTGCGTTACATATCGAAATTCTTGACATGAAAAACAGTGTATTCAGTGGGTTTTACGAAAAAGACATCCGTATGGGCGAAGATCGCCTGCGTATGATGGATGCGCAAATGGAAAAACAAAAAACGATGGTGGCAGGTTCGGGCAGCAGCCTTGCCGCACGGGCTGATTTGTCTGGATATTTAAATGGGGGACAAAGCAAGGCGCAGCAACGCAGCAAGGATTTGGCTGAGGAGACTAAATATTATCAACAGCTCATTACTCAATCCATAGGGAATAAAGCGGTGCTGGAGCAGATCGAGGCCGCCCATAAAGTTCGCCTGGAAAAAATCAACGAAAAGTACAAAGAAAAAACAACTCGCGTCCCAGTGGATCGCGCCGCCGCGCAAACGGAGCAGGCAGCGCAGCGTTATATGGCGAAAATCGGCGACACGACCCAGCGCCTACTGGATGAAGCGGCGGCCTCTGAGCTGTCCAACAGCGCCATCGGCAAGAGCGCCGAACAACTGGCGCTGGCGGCTGAAGCGCGTTACAACGAACAGATCGCACAGCGGGCGGGTGATCTGGCTATCGTGCAGGGTATCAAGGGGCGCGAAGCTGAGGCCGCCTTGATTGAAATGCAGATTGGCGCGCTAGGCCGTCTGCGCGATGCCGAAACGGCTCGCCCGCAGTTGCAAGCCACTCAAGCCAAGCTGGAAGCGGATAAAAAAGCCAGCGAAAATGCGGCCAAAAAAGCCGCCGATGATTTTCAAAGAACCAGTGACCGTATCAGCCAGAGCCTGACCGATGCCTTGATGCGCGGCTTTGAATCGGGCAAGACCTTCAGCCAGAACCTGCGCGATACCACGTACAATCTGTTCAAAACGATGGTGCTGGAACCGCAGATCAAGGCTTCCGTGCAGCCGCTGGCGGATGCGCTCAACCGCATCGTCAGCGACTTTGCCAAGGGCATTGCCAACTCATTGAGCCAGTCAGGCTCTGGTGGTGGCGTGGGTGGTGGCATCGGCTCGTTTATCTCCGGCCTGTTTAATGCCAATGGTAATGCCTTCGGTTCATCGGGCGTGCAGGCGTTTGCCAACGGCGGCACCTTCAGCAACGGTATCGTCAATACCCCCACCCCGTTTCAGTTTGCCAAGGGCGGCGGCTTTGGCCTGGGCGTGATGGGCGAGGCAGGCCCTGAGGCGGTGATGCCGCTCACCCGTACCCCGGGCGGGCAGCTCGGCGTGCGCATGGCGGGTGCTGCGGGCGCGGCTCAAGGTAATATCACCATCAATGTCATGGTCAACACCCAGAGCGGCGCGGTTGATAGCCGTGCGCAAGGCGGCAGCGGCAACGGCAACACTGGCGGCTTGCAGCAACTTGGCAACCAGCTGGGTAACATGGTGCGCGACATCCTGGTACAGGAGCAACGCCCCGGCGGCGTATTGGCCTGATAGGGAGTGCGCAACCTCGGTTGCGCCTGTATTGTATAGAGCAGCGTCATGCCGCTGCACGCCATAACGGAACCTGTTCCGCCTTGGCGTGTGTTGTTGGGGCTTTATAGCCCCTTACAACCACGGACAAGCCCCCTTCATTCAGAAATAAGGAGCCTTAGGCGACTATATTTCGTGGGAATGCCCTTGCGGCATTGCGGGCTTAACCGGAACATCTTCCGTCTTAACCTGACCCTCGCGCGCGCGTAAAGTCTGCTCATGCCCGCGCCTATCCTTACTTATCCAGTTTCCTATGCCTCGCCGATGAAGGTGAAGCCCGCCATTCTTGAGGCAAAATTCGGTGACGGTTATAGTCAACGTGCCGCCAACGGCCTGAATGCAGTGCTGGAAGTCTGGAATGTTCAGGCCACCCCGTTAAAAAATGCCAGTGAAGCGAATGCCTTCGAGGCGTTTTTGCGCGCTCAGGGCGGGGTTATCGCCTTTCAGTGGACGACCCCTTTTAACCGCACCGCGTTGTTTATCTGCAAGGACTGGCAGCGCACCCCGCTGGCCGCCGGCATCTCCAGCATCACCGCGACCTTTGAAGAGGTGGCGGCATGACGATTCGCGCGGATATTCAGTCGCTGGCCGCTTCGGCGATCGTCGAGCTGTTCGAGCTGGATTTAACCCCGCTGGGCGTAGCGGAAAAGCTGTATTTTCATGCGGGTACCAACGCGTTGGGGGGTGCCGTCGTCTGGCAAGGGGTTAGTTATCTGGCTATGCCGATCGAGGCCAACGGCTTCGAGTGGAGCGGTAAGGGGGTGATGCCACGACCCAAGATGCGCGTCGCCAATGTAGACGGGATGTTCGGTGCGCTGGCCGCACAATATGCGGGGCTGCTGGGGGCTAAACTCACCCGCCGTAAGACGCTGGCCAAGTTTCTGGATGCAATCAATTTCCCGGGTGGAGTGAACGCGACGGCGGATGCCGCTCAATCTTACCCTGACGAAGTTTATTTTATTGACCGCAAGGCCGCTGAAAACGCGGTGTTTCTTGAATTTGAACTGGCCTCCGCGCTCGATCTGCCCGGTGTGATGTTGCCGCGTCGGCAGTTTATTTCCAATACCTGCGCCTGGCGCTATCGCGGCAGCGAATGCGGCTACGTCGGGGCAGCAATGTACGACAGCGCCGATACCCCCACGACTATCCCTGCGCAGGATGCCTGCGGCAAGCGGCTCACCTCCTGTAAGGCGCGTTTTGGCACCTATGCCACCTTGCCCTTCGGTGGTTTTCCGGGATCGGGGATGCTCAGATGATGCGCGCTATCTTCGATCATGCGCTGGCTGAGTCGCCGCGTGAATGTTGCGGATTAATTGTGGTGTGCGCAACCCCGGTTTCGCCAGGCGGCGATGTGTCGCCGCACTCCAAATACGTTCCCTGTCGTAACCTGTCCGAATCGCCACATGAGCAATTTGTCTTGTCGCCGGAAGATTGGGCAGCGGCTGAAGCCTTGGGCGAAATCACTGAAATCGTTCATTCTCACCCCTTTGCAAGCCCCGAGCCGTCCGAAGCTGATCGCATTTCCTGTAACGTGTCAGCGCTGCCCTGGCTGATCGTCAACCCGCAGACGGGGGAAGTTAGCCACCTGTTACCTGGGGAGATTGTCAGCGCGCCGCTGCTGGGGCGGACTTTCGTTTATGGCGTGCATGACTGCTATAGCCTGGTGCTGGACTACTACCGCATCGAGCGCGGCATCACGTTAAAGCACTATCCCCGCGATGACCGTTTTGGCTGGTGGAAAGCCGGGCAGGATTTGTATGCTGACCGCTTCGCTGCTTGCGGCTTTGTCGTAGTAGATGAGCCTCTCGTGGGCGATCTGGTACTGATGCAGGTGGAATCGCCCGTCGCCAACCATCTCGCCGTCTACCTGGGCGAAAATATAATCTTGCATCACCTGGTGAACCAGCTCTCGCGCCGCGATGTATATGGCGGCTACTGGCAAAAGCACACCGTGAAATTTTTGAGGTATGCGCCATGTTAGTTCCTGTCATTCTTTCCGGCTTCCTTGCCCGTCGTTTCGGCAAGCGCTTTGATCTGGCGGTATCCAGCCCCCGCGAAGCGGTGCGCGCCTTATGTAGTCAGTTGCCTGGCTTTGAGGCCGCACTGCTGGCTCATGCGCCGGGCTTCCGGGTCTGGATTGACCTCGCGCCGCTACAGGATGTGGAAGGGCTGGATCGCCACACCGGGGCACATCCGATCCGCCTCGTGCCCGTCATCCAGGGAGCCAAGGATGGCGGCGTGGGGATGATTATTCTCGGCGCAGCGCTGATTATGCTCGCCCCCTATGCCGTGACGGCACTCGGCATGGGCGAGACACTGGCAGGGGCGACGGCAATTAGTGCCGCGACTTCGCTGGGTACATCCATGATCTTGGGGGGTGTCGCGCAGCTGTTGTTTGCGCCGCCGAAGCCTGGTGTGGGTAATACCGCAAATAATCAGTCCAACCTGTTATTTTCCGGCGCAGTGAATACCTCCGCTCAAGGGAATGCCGTCCCGGTCTGTTATGGCCGGATGCGAATCGGCTCACAAGTGATTTCCGTCGGGATCGAATCGGTGCAGATACCCTACACCGGAGTTTCTGCTGCCCCCGGCTTCGCCAGTATGGGCGGAGGAGGAAAATAATGCGTGAATATATTGTTGGCGCGGGGGGGGGTGGTGGCAAGGGCGGTGGCGGTGGCAGTAGTTCGCCTGTTGAGGAGCCCGATAGCCTGCACAGCCGTGACAGCGTGGTGGTGCTGGACGCGCTATGTGAGGGGGAGATTTTCGGGCTGGTGGATGGGCTGAAATCGGTCTATCTAAACGACACCCCCGTACAGAACGCCAACGGCAGCTACAACTTCACCAACCTGCAAATTGGCACCTCGAACGGCACACAACTGGGCGTGTCCGGGTCAGCTATCATGCTATCCATCGCGGCAGATGTGCGCTCTGAAGTCGCCGTTGTTACCCGCGTGATGCAGGCTACGCCGGTGGTTCGGCGCATCGCGGATTTGAACGTGAATGCAGTGGATGTGCGCGTCTCCACCCCGCGTATGGTGCAAGGTGACAACCAGGGCAATCAGTCAGCCACCTCGATCAACTTTATTATCGAGGTCAATACCAATGGCGGCGGCTATGTCGCGCGCGTCACCGATACCTTCAGCGGTAAAACTACCAGCAAGTATGACCGCACCTATCGGCTCGCATTGACCGGAGTGGGGCCCTGGGATATTCGCCTGACCCGGTTGAGCGCCGATTCCACCACTTCTTTACTGCAAAACGAGCTGTGGTTTGATGCGCTTACCGCTATTATTTCGCAGCGCCTGAGTTACCCCAATACCGCGCTGGTCGCGATGGCAGCGGATGCGCGGGCGTTTCAAAGTATTCCGAAGCGCAGCTATGACATCAAGGGCTTGATCGTCCGCGTTCCCAGTAATTACAACGCCACCACCCGGGTCTATACCGGGCTATGGGACGGCACGTTCAAGCTGGCCTGGACGGACAACCCCGCCTGGTGTTTTTATGACCTGCTCACCAATGCCCGTTATGGCCTGGGGGCGTATTTACCTGCGACGGCGGTGGACAAGTGGGGGCTATACACCATAGCCCAATACTGTGATGCGCTGGTGCCCAACGGCTTCGGCGGGACTGAACCGCGTTTTACCTTCAACGCCTACATCACCACCCGCGCCGAGGCGTTTACCGTCGTCAATCAGTTGGCCAGCGCCTTCCGGGGTATGGTTTACTGGGCTAATGGGACGATCAACGCCGTGCAGGATGCGCCGCTTGATCCAACCGCCCTGTTCACTCGCGCTAATGTGATTGACGGCGCTTTCAACTATACCGGCGCATCGCGAAAGGCGATGCACACCGTCGCGCTGGTACAGTGGAATGATCCGGCCAACGCCTATCAGCCTGCTATCGAGTATGTTGAGGATGCCGCCGCGATCGCCGTGTATGGCGTGATCGAAGCCCAGCTTGCGGCGGTGGGTTGTACCTCGCGCGGCCAAGCGCATCGTCTGGGTCAATGGCTACTCTATTCGGAAAAGCTGGAGCAGGAAGTTATCACCTTCAAGTCGGCCATGGATTCCGCCTATGTGCGCCCGGGGCAAATCATCAAGGTGCAGGATGCGCATCGCGCCGGGAAGCGGGTCGGCGGCAGGCTGGCCAGTACCGGCAGCACTGTCAGCAGCCTGACGCTGGATGCCCCGGTGACAATCGAGTCCGGCAAGACCTACACTGTTGCCGTAGTCTTGCCCGACGGGAGTATCGGCAGCGCCCCCGTTAACAATGGGGTCGGAGCGACCACTAGTTTAACGCTCTCCGGCATCGGTCTGGCCGCCGTGCCACAACCGAATGCTATCTGGGTGCTGACTGTCTCCGATCTGTCCCCTACGCTATGGCGCGTGCTGGCCGTGGCCGAAGCCGCTAAAAACGAATACGCCATCACTGCGCTGGCGCATAACCCGAGCAAGTTTAGCGGCATCGAAAACGGCACTGCCTTGCAACTGCCTAACGCCGTATCAATCCCGGCGATGCCCGGCGCGCCGCAAAATATCACGTTTGTGGAAAACGTCGTGAAGAATCTGGGTGTCGTACATGACACCCTCACCATCGGCTGGGACAGTGTGCAGTATGCAACCAAATACCGCGTCAGCTGGCGCAGCTTGCCCGGTAATTTTACTGATCTGCCGACGACCTCCGTTACGAATGCGGAAGTGATGAATATCCCGCTGGGTGACATTGAAGTGCGCGTATCCGCATTGAATGTGCTTGGTCTGGAAGGGCCAGCGACAGTAGCTACTGTCGCTGTACTAGGGGTCGCCAGCAGCGCCTATGCCGCCGCAGTGCCGCCGGTCATAGATCCTGCCGCGCCAGTCGCCACCGTGACCGGTGAGTT